ACAAACTTCGATATTATCTTTCCAGAAATTGTTTCCGCAATGAGATTCGTGTCCACAATTGTTGCAATAAGTCATATTACTATTTATTAGAAGTTACAAGCTGCTTTCATTTGTTGTAATTCAACTCTTTTCATGTCATCCATAGAATCCATAGCTGATTCGCCGATTTTTTCGTAATCAGGCGACCATTTACAGTCGATTCGCTTCGTTTTTGTTGAAAATTCGCCTGTTTTGTAAGAAAAACTGCAAGAATTGATAAAAAAGAACAAACATAGAACAAAAAAAATCAAAAATTGTTGATTTATAACGCTTTTTTTAGCTATTTTTTTCATTTTTCTCGCTTTTTTTGCTTGACTTCTCTATTTATCTGTGGTATAGTATCCATATAATTTGAAAGGAAACACTATGAACACATTTTTTAGTATTACAACAATTCTGGCTGCTATTTTAGCAGTTGGTTCAATCGAGGATTGTGGCGGTCATTGTCTTGGTAATGAAAACTGGACAATGTTCTTTATTTGCTTGACAATCATGCTGATTTCTGGTATAATGACTATATTAACACTTAACAAAGGACAATAAACTATGATAAAAGTAGAAAAAACAGCAAAGACACTAGACGAAGGAATTAAGAACTTGATGGCTGGTGCTAAATCAGACTATCAAAGATGGTCTACAAACGCTCACGGCGAGCAATCACAATGGGCAAAAGATTCAGTTGCTGATTGGGATAATAAAACAAAAATTAAAGAAGGTAAAAAGTACATTAAAGTTGTACAAGATACTGGTGTTTTTTGTTTTATCGCAAAAGAAGACTTTAAACATTTTAAAAAAGGTGATATATTGAAAGCCGCTGGTTACAATGCGCCTGCTTTAAACTCTGCTAGAGGTAATGTACTTTCTGGTAATTATGCAATTCAATGGACTGGTCCATTATACTTAAAATAATAAAAGGAGAACTATACTATGAAACTTAAATTTAATAATCTACCTGATATCCTAGATTGGATTAGGGAACCTAGTCATAAAGGTCATCTATTTTTAATTGAAGCCGCTATTGCGAAAGCAAAAGGTTCTGAAAAAGGATCCTTTAATGTTGGTGATAAAGTAATCTTTGGTAGACCTAATGGTCGTAAACATCATGGCTTTATCGTTAAAATGAATCCTGCAAAAGCAGTTGTTGATTGTGCTGGTTCTAAATGGCGTGTGCCTTACTCTATGATGGAGGCTGCGTAATGAATTATGTATTTCAAATGCCTAAATTTGACAAAAATAGACGAAAAAAAGTTTTTGAGAGGGTTGTAAATCCTCTCATATTAAAACATTTAGTATCACATCAAGGCTACAATGGTAGTTGTATCGCTTCTGGCATACCAATTAAATATTTAAAATATTTTAAAGAAGTTACTGGTCATAAAAATGCCATGAATGTAAGATACAGATATAGAGGAAAGTCTGGTTTAAAAACACAATATAAAACTGGCTTACAAATGCACTATATCAGACCACAATCATTTTGTCATATGAATGGCGCTGATACTTTTGCAATTTACACAAGATAACAATAAGGAGAAAAACACTATGATAAAAGTTGAACAAACAGCAAAAACACTAGACG